GGCCCTCACAACAAAAACCTCCGCCTGGGTGGTAGTCCAGTTAACATTACCATGAATATGGTCTGGCGCTGGGTATGCGAGAAACCTCTACTCATGAAGATTGTCGAACGGTCTGCTGACAGTCTGGATTATGAGGTTGGTGGGACATTGCTCGTTCTACTCGGTGTTCCAGAACGTGTTCTAAATGCTATGGATGAGGAAGGATGGCTGGATGTGCCACTTGTCAATTGGTTGCACGTTGTAAAACCCTGCCTTGACAAGATGAGGCGCAGTGGCATGTTGGGTGCCCTTAAGAGTGATGATGTGTACATGCTCAGGAAGCTCGTTAGTGTGAGCTATCGACGCGACACTGAGGCTGATTGGCCAGCTGAACGCAAAAAGCGCTGCAACACGGCATTTTACAAACGCCTTGCATGTGGTAAGCCTTTTGCACAACGGTTCCAATACTATCTCACAAATTACGAGAGACGTGTTGTCCGCGGCATTGCAAACCGCACTGACACGAGTATCGTTAGTGAGTGGTGGAAGCGCAGACATCATGTTGTACCCGGTGGTAGCACTGGTTCAAGTAGTTGGCTGCGTGGACTAATGAAGTCTGACGATCGGGTTAAATCCGGAGACAGGCCGAACAAAAAGTCCTTGGTTGAAGCATTGCCTGATAACACAATGGATTTTATTATTGAGCATCCTCCTATCCATGTTGCACGATGCCACACAAAGCATGAACCAGGAGACAAAAGAAGAGCCTTGTACGCCGACAATGACATAAGCTATTTGGTGACTGCTTACAACAGCACCCATGCTGAAAAGGAAATGAACTTCTCTGGTGCTTGTGCTCGCCAAACACCTGAAGAGTTCATGGTCTGGTGCACTGCAGGCCTCAAAAGCACTGGTTTCTGGTTAAGTGCCGACTTTACAGACTACAATGCAGAGCACTGTCTATGGGAACTACGACTTTGTGATGCAATCAGAGCTGCAGAGTGGGCACGCATTGGAAACGCGTTGGGTGAGAGTAAGGCTGCATATAGCATTTGGAGCGCGGTCTCACATGATCGCACCTTTGCTGTGTTCCCCGACACTGGGGAGGAAACACGAGTCATTCAGGGACTCTTTTCAGGTAGTCGTGACACCCAGCGCAACAACACGACATTGCATTACGTGCATGCCAATCTGGCACATGAGGATGCAGCTGAGCTTGGATATGGATACAGCTTTGCTAGCAACCCTGGCATATACTTCAGTGGGGATGATGAGGACGCACACTTCCCCGACCAATTATCAGCATGCGTCCATGTGAAGCTTCTTGGACTTGAGGGTCATGACCTCAACCCACGCAAGCAACTGGCAGGCAGGAAACACCACGAATTCTTGCAAACAATGGCACACCCTGGTAGTACAGGGCAACGACCATTATCTGCCATAGTGGCTACGCTGGCCAGCGGAAATTGGTACGTTCGTACAGGTAACTGGATGGGCGCCAATATAAATGGAGTCAGCGATAACTGGTGGGAGGCTGTTTGCCGTGGCCTTCCTTACCCAGTTGGTTTTCAGATGGCAACGGCCTTTCTTGATTCATTGATGCGCTGTCGTGATGGTGATGACTTGCTAAAACTTGATTGGTGGCCTTACCGCTCGTGTGGACAATGGCATCCATTGTGGCAATGTACCACTCCTAACATACCTGTGGGTCTGCCAAAAGCAGATTCATCAAAGGAGTGGCCTCATGAAGCCACTGATGCTTGGCTTGATCTGCACAAAAACCTACTACGTGGCATCCAACCTGGTATGCTACGTGAATATAGAAATGCGCTTTTGATGGATAGTCACGGTGCCAACATTCATACTTGGTACCAAGACGAAATATCAAGGGCTTGCCTACATGGCTGGCCTCTACGTGAAGAGCGTATTTATGAATGTCCGCTGGTCGCACCTCCCCCCGGTTACACGTTGGACG